GGCAAATTCCCTTACAACTTCCGTTTACACGGAAGCCCAGCCACTCTTTATTCGTGTCGAGAGTGGCAGAACGACACGCGAAGGATCTTCGAAAGGTGGTGACACAAGGTCACGCAACAGTCGAGCCCAATCGTCTAGACGCGTACGTCGACGTCTATTAGACAGACGGCGTACACGGAACTCCAGACGATGGTAATGTGCATTCCACCGATACTTAAAGCCTTTGTCTTTGTTAAGGACATTGGCCAAAAGTGCCGATGAGACCTCGTGACATGGAAAGGGCGAAGTTGACACGCCATATGGTATCTTACCATAAACGTGCTCTAGCTCCTTCCACAAGAACGAGGATGCAGACTTATACCCACGAGCTAACAATCTGTTAGCTAGAGAAGTATAAGATGCATAAGCAGTTCCATCGCTAGGACGACCGGTCCAAGGCTTCTTTAAGCGAAGAGGCGTAACATTGATGCCATTAAAGGCATCAACGCCGCAACTTTCGCGAAAAGGACCCTTGATGTAGGACTTGTTCCTGTTGACAATTAAGCCAACAGACTCAAGAGCCTCCATACACACGTTGGACCACGATGACGGCACGACAATGTCGTCGCCATATACGTAGATCCTACGCGCCGCTCGTTCAAATGGCACGTCAAGCGAGAGCCTGACGGCGGCTACCATGATAGCCCAGAAAACAGTAGCCTCGACTGGGAAGCATAATGCTGAACCCATTGGGGCATACTTATTCAGGGTGATCACATCTCCATTGGGGAGACGGGTAGCTGTCGAACGCAAAGCCTCCAATCTCAGGGCAAGTTCAGGAGTTCTTCTAAAAACTCCGCGAACAAGTCTGAGGGAGACCCGGTCCGACGCATCTTTAAGATCAAGAGTAGCGTAGCGACGAGTAACTGAGTTACTCGTAGCAAGCTCCTGATTGATCCGTTGATGCGTAAAATTGATCTGACCCCTCGAGAGCCAATGGCTTTCAAGGTGACTGACCAATTTTCGCCCGAGCCCTTGTTGGAGCCATTGGTATTCCAACGGCTCACAAGAGATAAGGCGCGGCCCCCTGGAATCTTTTGGTACCAGTACAACTTTTGCAGTGCCACTTATGTGGTCCTCCAAACCATTGTACCAGGCCAACCGATCCGTCAGCTCACGCGAGCCCCCTACCATGAAATATTCATAGTAGGGGTATACTTGGTGAATTGCTTGATACTTGCGGCGAAATAGCCACTTAGCATCAAGCTTTTCACCAGTAGCCACCGCTCCGGGCCCATGTCTCGGTACAACTTCCCTGGGGTCAAACCCAGCGAAGAGTATTGAGATGATGTGAGACGCATAATCAATTAGATTATGGGAGCTCTCATCGTCCAACAACTCGAGATCTTTATCAGTCTGGGTGAAGTTGGAGATAACCATCTCCTTCTCCTCATTACTGTAAGGGTTCTCAAGTTTGTACGCGAGAAAGAACACTTGTCGAAGATGTCTAACAGCATCTTCGCAAGCATCCTTCCGGAGCAAACCGTCTTCATCGAAGACTAGGTTGAAGTAAGCCTGCAGAAATGCGGGCGTACTCCGACCCTTCTTGGTTGGAAAACCAATAGGGGTCGAGAACCTACTGTTCTCAAAAGCTTGATCTAGAGCTTTCCCTAATTGGGGAAGACTCTTCGTCAAGAATGAGAGGCCTTCATTAGAACATCGAGACTTTACAACCTCGATGTCCCTTTGAAGATCCTTCGACTTAGCGATTCCGAGCGGATCGTCTCCGATCAGCTGCACGCAGAGGCTGACATAAAAGTCAACCTGGCTCTTACAGGAAACCTGCATAAGGTTATCCTTCCAAGACACCAACGTGCAAGGAGACTCCTAGGAAATCCTAGGAAAGTGAAGCTAGGCTTCACCCCTCAAAAGCGCATCGACGTTTGCCATAGTGGCAATCGAAGCGATAGCGCCATCGGCCAGAAAGTCGACCAGATTAGCAATCTGATCTTTAACCATCTGAGCCGTCACGATCGTATCCCTGGGAACGGCAACTGTACAGTTGACGGTCAGGGTACGCGTCACCCCACCCGAGTTGAGGACATTCCTCTGAAACTGGATGAGGTGACGGTCAGTCGCATCACTGCCGCGGCCGTTGGTCGAATGACGAATAGTCATAAGACCCGGAGCGGACAGATTTGTTGCGGTGTCGATGAACGTAGAGCCAGTCGCATCACTGCGAATGCGCTTATACGTTACGTCGTCACCCGACTGATCATCGAGAGTGAGAGTCTCTGAGTACATGGTGTACCTCTGTCACCGATTGTTGTACTGGACCCGAATAGGGGCCAATACGTCATTCGTGGCAGCTAAATGCGGACGCCTATAAGGGCGCCCAAGAGCACCTGCTGCTTTGTATCGAGCTGCGTGAAATTAAGGCTATTCACGTCAGCTGGAAGACCAAGAATCCGTGAGTACCTCTCCATTGTAAACTCCGCCACGCCAGTCCCGTAGCCTACAGGATTGGATGGATAACTCGGAGAGAACAATTGGTCAGATCGGAACTGGTACTTCTCCTTAATAGAAGAAGTAACAGAATCCACAGTCCATTCACCTGTGAATGGTTGCTGATTGATCTGATCTAGTCGCTCGCTAAGCTTGAGAAACCAATCCAGCACGAAACTGTATGGAAGAGCATTCCATACAATCTTAGCGGGATTGCTTAACCCAAGAGCGACATAAAAGGCACGTAGGAACGCTAGTTGATCATCAAGGCCTTCCAAACGCTGGGTTAACCACCCAGTCGAATGGAAATCACCTTCATAATCAACTAAGTACGTCTTCAAGTGCGCACCACCCCAGGATTGATCTCCTGGATACCAGTCAAAGTCTGCCCACAGATATGGCAAAGTCCGGTTCACACCGAGCTTTTGTCTATATCTAATGGGCACCCTGACTCCGTATGTCTCACGAAGGTATTGAAGCCTTCGCGTAACATTGGAGGTGACACTTGCAAGCTTATTAATACCGCTGAGTAAGGGTTTCCACCCAAACTCAACGTTAAGAATAAGCCCTGACGCAGTCTTTACAAGGTTACGAGAGATCTTAGGGATAAGATCCT